CTGATCAGCTGAAATTTCATCCTGAATATTAATTTTTAAATGTTGCGGCTTCATTGTATTAAATTTTAGCACATATCAGGAAATTGACCAATTTTTGTTGATCGTTTAGCTGCTTTTTTTTGTTTAGCAGTAGCAACTGCCTTTTTAACCACTGGAGCAACTTTTTTAACTGCCTTGCTTACTTTTTGCAGCAATGATGGTTTTTCAAATTGTTCAGCAGTGATCTTTTCTGGTGCCGGAACTTCCAGCCTATATGTGGCAGTTTTCTTTTTCATTGAGAGCAACAAAATTGCACCACCAGCTAACAGGATATAAATTAATCCTTTGTTTTTCATTTTCTACTTTTTATGTATGTCGCTACCAAATAAGCACCTACCCCATATATCAGTATCCATTTCCCATATTTTTCAATGTAAAACGGCACTGATCCCTTTTCCTGTTTTTCTATCTTTTCAACTTCCTTTTTTTGTTGCTCAACTGCCTGTTTAACATCACCAGTGAATTTAAAACTATCAGCAGTGTGTAAAACAAAATAAGGCTTATTGTTGAAGTCAATAAACTGCCAATATACTTTACCACCTCTTTGAATATAGGAGTAAACTTGCCCCACAGGTGACCCTTTAACAATGGTTCCAATTTTAACCAGGGATGAATTTAACCTGGTCAAATCTTTTTTGGCAAATAGTGTTTTTCCAATAATCTTATCAGCAGTTATTTCCGGCATATCTTATTTTCTTAACATTTTCAAAAGAAAGTTGAATTGCATTTTATCAGTTTCAGCCATCTCACAAAGTAATTCAAGATCACTTGCCAAATGCGGATCAACTGCTTTCAGCCTTTCAACTGCGTTATAAATGCGTTCTTCATTGTCAATTTCGGTTTCATTTGCCATTGTTTCCGTTTGTTGTATTCCAGCTACATGAGTAACCTTTTGACCAGGTGCAAATAGACTGGAAAGTTGTGAAAGTATCATTGTCTGTATTTGTGGTGATTTCATTAAACCTGAAAGGAAATTTTCTTCAGGTTCATCATCATCATCATCATCCTGATCATCAATTTCCTGTTGCATCTTCAAAGCTGCTATTTCAGACCTTAAAGCATTAATTTCTGTCATCAAATTGGGTTGACCAGGATAACCCATCTGATTCATTGGTTGATAGGAAATTGGATTAAATGAAGTAGGGCGAAAATGTGTAACCACCATACCAGTATCCTTTTTTTCAAAGTATCCTGATTTCGGCATTTTTGGATGAATCCTTAAAGTTAGTGTTGCTTCCACTCCCTGTTGTTCTGCCATCCTTAAATTGTTTTCCAGGTGTTCCCTTGCTTCATTTTCATCATTACCACTATAATAAAAAAGTATGTCACCCTTTGAGTCATTAACTGACCAAAATGTTGTTTTGGCATTGGTGTCATACCATTGCATTACCGCATCAGTTCCAGTCAAAAAAGCCTTATTAGGATTCGCCATACAATTAAATTAAAGGTGAAAGGAAAGTGAATTTATTAGGCATAGTAAACACCAAAACATATACTGAAATTAGATCCACTGATGGAACTGTATGCAGTAGGAGTTTGGATATACGACTTGCTCCAGATAATCTGTTGACCAGCAAATGGTGTAATATCAAAACTGAAAGCAGCAGTTGCACTGTTGGAAACTACCCTGTTAAGTTCCAGTACAGGGATACGGTTAACTGATTCTTTATCATTGTAATAAAGCACCAGGTAAGATTGCTTAAGGTTTGCAGTAGAAAGCAAAGCATTTCCACTCAAAACACTATTTGTGATGGTATCAGTAGTATAACACACCAGGTTAAGCAAAGATACAAAGCGAAGTTGCGGCTGATCAGGGAAGTAGAAACGGGTTCCAGTGGATGATTGTGGAACAACTACCTCAATAAATTCGTAGTTCTGAACTTTGTTCATTTTTTGTTTTTTTTAGAACGAAAAAAAGTAGGGGTTCTATGTTTAACGTGGCATCCCCCTTTCCATTTCAGAAGTTAATTCCAGTTATTATCTAACAGGAGTAACATTTTGTGCCAAGATACCACGCATAATAACTACAATTCGTGGAGCAGCTCCAGCCTGAAGTGTAGAAATTGCACCTGGAAGTTCCAAGCTGATAACGTTGTTTTTAGATCCTACCAAAACGATGTTTGGTTCGCAAGGATAGTATCCAAATTCAGTAGCATCATTTTCATCAATAGTTGATGCAGTTGAAGCAGCACCCTGTTGAGTTTGTGGAACATACAAGTGCCTGTAAAGATCCCAAGATGGAACGATCTGCCTGTTATTTACAACAACTGACAATTTACCATTGTACAGGTTATACAAAGCAGCAGCAGCACCCACAGTGCTAATTGCAGTCGCATTTGGATAAGTGTAAAGAGGGAAAGCAGTTGTGGTGGATGCGGCTGGAATAGCTACAAAAACACCAATTGAACTTACTACAAAAGCATCCTGAAGGTTCAGAAGATTGTTTGTAGCAAAGTTTGTACCAGCACCTACACTGTTTACCAGGATAGGAACTTGATATGAAGTAGTTGAAGTTGACATTGCTACTTCAGAACGGATATAAGACTGTGAAAGAACTGCCTGACCAGCAGAAAAACCAGCATTGTTTACGAGATTCTTGGCATTGTCAAATATTAACCTTTGCCCATGTTGTGTTGCCATATTATTTAATTTTTACTTTGTTTTGATTAATAAGAGTATTCCTCATCCATTCCAGCAATTACTGAAAGATTGTCCTCACCGTAACCAGCAATTACAGAAAGATCATCACCAGCCATAACAGATACAGGGATTTCCATTGCATTGTCAATTGCACCAAGTACACCAGTTGACTGGAGCAGACCAAGTCCACCAGCAGCTACCATACCATCACCAATTGCCTTGCCAAATGATCCTTTCAAAAATTTAGGGAAAAATGCACCCAGTGCAATTACACCAGCACTTTTCAATTTAGGATCCAGGTTAGGAAGAATTTTTCCGCTGGAAGTCAAAACCCTTGCAGCAGCTGCACCGGCAACAAGACCAGCAGCATCCATCAAGAAAGATTTACCGATTGCTCCCATTTTGCGAGATTTTCTCCTACGGCTGGGTGCAGACCTTTTTTTTCTACGTGCCATTTTTTTTGTTTTTTTTTTGTTTATGTGGGAAGCAATCCCAAGATTTTTAATGTATTTTATTTATGATACCTGAAATTATAATTTTTTGATCTTTTCTGTTATCCAATGCTTTCAATGCTTTCTTTAATGACAAGAAAAACTTTTTCTTTTTAGCTGGACTAATATACTCACCAATACCTTGTATTTTTTTCATACCCTCTTTTTGTATTGCCTGGGTTCCATATTTTTTTCTTATTTCATCAATAGTCAGTTTACCCCTTCCAGCACTTTCAATTCCTTTGTAATACCACATTTTTTTAACTGGGGCAAACATAAAACCAGCATTTTTAAGTTCGTTTCTTATTGGATAAGTATTTCCACTTACCCATATCCACTTACCTATTAATTCAACATTAAGTTGCGGGATGCCAATAATTGCATCAACTGCTTTCCTTAAATTTTCATCAAGTTCAATTTCATTTGCAATATCATTTGCAGACAAATTGCTTCCTGACATTATTGTCTTAAAAAGACCCTCATATTCTTTTTGCAGTTTTTGAAATTGCTCTTTAGTTCCACCAGCATCAGGATGGTAAACTTTCGCAAGTTTAAAATATGCTTTTTTTAGACTATCAACATCAGTCAATCCCTTAATATCAAAAAATTCGTATAAGGCACCAATTTTTTTAACACCACTTACAACTCTAATATTCACGTTATGACTTTTTGAATCTTTGTGAATATCAGTTATTCTTTTTGATGCTGCTTTTTTAGGTGCTGCTTTCTTTTTTGGTGCTGATTTTTTCAATGCAGCTTTTTTGGGTACTGCTTTCTTTTTTACGGCACCAACTTTTTTATTTGCTGCAAAAGCCTGTTTCAATGCCTGTGCCTGTGTAAGTTTAGGATTACTTTTCCTTAACTTTTGGGCATCAGTAACTGCCTTTTTAAACTTTTCCCTTGCTGCCTTTTGTGCTGCAGTCATAACTATTTTTTTAATGTTTTTTCACACCAGGTGAGCATTTCATTACCACCCCATAATTGAAAACTAATATATCCACACTTATCCTGATCCCCAACATAAACTTTCGCCCTTTTTAGGTATGAATAAATTTTTTTTACAAATTTTTCATTCAAAACCTCTCTATTAATCAACTTGATCCCTGTTTTCACTCCAGTTGCATTTTTGCAACTTCCTTTAATCATATTTAAAATATATCCTTCAGTTGCGTTTTTACTTGCCTGTGCTGGATAGTTTGA